AAAAGGCTAGCAGTAGGTCTACCATTATTGGTTCTCTTTAATCCAAGTACTTACTGCGTTAGATAACATCTTTACTTCTACCTGCATGTTGATGCAATGCTCCATTGCTTGTTTGTAATCACTGCGGGTCAAGGCTTCCTGTGCTAGCTTCATCTCCTTTTTAAGTTCAAGTTGATACGACACATACTCAACTGTTTTAGCATTCTCCATACGACTTACCTGCTCCTGATTCACAATTTAATGGTAGGGTCTGCGCCCATGTGGGACGCCATCTCATGCACTGCTCAATGTACTCCTGACCTTCTTTAACATCAGCCTCCGGTACAAGTGCGGCTACTGCGTCATGAACTGTCAACACAGCACGGTACTTATTGCCGATTTTTAACATCTGTTCAGCGATTACGCACCGGGCTAGGGCTTGACAAATGTTCTCCACAATCTTGCCGCCATACAACTTGACAGCACCTTTGCGGGTCTGGTACTCATACTGCCTGTTGCCTTGGGGGTCGGTTACTTCCTTGAGTCCCTCGTAGCGTTGCCACAGCCCGCTTGGTAACTTAAAGCCCTTGTTCTCAGCACTGAACTCTAGTACCCCTTTTAGCCCCAAGGTCGCATGGTTTCCCGCAATGATGGCTTCAAGACACCGATGCGCTTCTTTCCACAACGACGGAATTTTAGGGTAGGTCGATCTATAGATCGTGATGATCCTCTGGCACTCAGCCTCGTCAACATCCACGCCAAAACCCTTGAGCTGTGCTTGGAACTTCTTGGCGCCCATACCATAACCCGCCCCGAGGATAGTCGTCTTACCAACAAACCGTTCATCCTTAGTGATTTCTGAAACTGCTTTGCCATATATCGCTGATGCCATAATCTTGTATACATCTTCTCCCCTTGTAAACGCATCAACCAAGTCGTCTTGCCCCGCTAGCCATGCAACTGTGCGAGCCTCGATCTGTGAAGAGTCAGCATCCACCAGCACCCATCCGTCTGGCGCTTTGATAGATAGCTTGAGCTTGTTAGCGTTAGCTCCACGACTAGGTAAGTTCTGTAGATTGATCTTGTCGTCCCCACCCCAACGCCCTGTGTGAGCTGCGTAGTATTTAATGGGTACAGGTAGCTTGCCACGCTTGGCTATGTCGATGAACCGTTGCGTGCGTGTTTCTTCCAAAGTTGTTTTGTTACCAAGGCGAGCCGCAACCAAAGCCTGAACGCGAGGGTCGGGATGCGATGCCAGTTCCTTGAACTCCTCGTCTGTCTTGGCAAATGCCCATGCGGTCTTGCCCGTGCGTGCGCTGATCTTGGTAGGCGGGTCTACCCTTAACATCTTCAGTAACTCAGCAAACTTATCGTTTGACATGAGCGTGTCTTTATCTGCGGCTGCTGCTTCGAGTAGTGCCTCCTTCTTGTTCTTAACATCTTCCAAATGCTGCTCAAGCAGGGGCAGGTTTAGCTCCAGAGTTGGTTCGATAAACATGCGTAGGGTTTTGTCGATAACCTTTAGCTCTTGCTTGGGGAAGTCCTGCATGAATATAGTAAACAGTTGGTAGGTTAGATTGACATCGTTCTTGCAGTACTCAGCGTACTGGTTCATCTGTGCAAGACTAAACTCCTTGCGCTTCAAACCCTTAGACCACTTTGTATCGTCGCCCTTTACACCGATGCTGTAACGCTCAGTCAGTTTAGCTAGTGACCCACCTGCCTCCACACCATGTATAGCACGAGCCATGCACAGCGTATCGAGCCACACCTTAGCCTTCACCTTAAACAACCACGACAAGATAGCCCCATCGAACTGCATGTTGTGTGCCAGTACAAACGAGTTAGCCCAATCGAACTGCTCAAGCCATGCCTTAGTCTGCTCGAAGTCCCCAGTAAACCAACGGGTCTTCTCATCGTTGACCTTAACAGCAACGCCCACTACCTCGAACCTATCGTCACGCACATACTCTTCAGTCGTCATCTTAGTAAGCGAGAACTCTGTACTGAAGTATGTTTCAAAATCTACAGTGATGATGTTCAATTTAAATTCCCTTCTTTAATAATTCTTTGCCGTAATCCGAAAGGGGTATACCCAACCCATTCGCCATAGATACTTGTGTTGGAGTTAAAGATATAGTTTTAAACGCCCTTGCATCTATCCACCCAGTAGCATACCTATCAGACGCTTTGTATTTCATAGTGGGTTTGTCCTCATTCTCATCTTCCATCAGTGTCTTTAAAACTTCTTCAGAGAATCGGTCTATGAGAATCTCTCGCAGCTTAGCGCTGTATGCCTTCTGCTCCTCTTCGGTGAACATAGGCCAATCACTTTCTACTAAGTGCCTCCACTTGTGCTTGTCCACAAACTCCTCGGGGTTCGTTTCCATCCTTGCTAGTATCAGCTTCATTCCGTTGTTCATGCTCTTCTGCCTCTCTTAGTCTATTGCCAAACAAAGTGCGTAGTTGTTCTTCCAGTGTTGCCTTCACAGTATCCCTCCTAGGTACTCCTCAAGTGCATCGAACTTAGTGCCTTTGACTACAAATTTAACCCGCGCATCATCCTCGCTTTGCTGTAGCTTAATCAGTTTCAGATCAACCAAGTCTTTTGTAAGCCGGTAGTGAATACTCGCAGGGGATGCAACGGTCTTGCCAAACTTCAAGGTCAGGTCAGTCACCCGCACATCTCGACCCTCGTCCCACTTAGCGCTCATGACCCCAAGAATCTGGATGTCGATGTCGTCAAGACTGAACTTGTGCTTAATCGTGTCGATAGTGTTAGCCAACTGTGTGATGTTACTCATAGCTTATTCCTCAGTGATACATAATATTTATAGGGTTTGGTGTCTACATCACTCAACTCCACTAACCCGTCGTTGTACAGTTCTTTCAACAGTCTTTGCGCTGTGTAGTAACCGACCTTAATAGTTCTAGCAACTTCTTTGATAGTGCATGCAGGGCGTCCTCGCAGGTAGCGAATCACTGCCGCCCGACGCACACGCTTAGGTTCAACTGTCTTGCTCATCGCAGCGTTCAATCAATGCGGCGTACCCACAGATATCTACTACTGAGTCCCTATGGGTTGGGTCATTAGCAAGGCGAGCGCATTTCAACAGCACCATCATCACAGCAACGTCTTGTGGTTCTAGGTCTAAATCTTTCACTAACCCTCCCCCGCTCTTAGATGTTAGATACGCTTGCCACATAACAGCAATTGCCCATAAGTTCTTCGACGGATGTCCGTAAGTCTTTTCTCTGTCGCCATAGATAATCTCTTTGGCTTCGTCCAGTACCGATTTATTTTCCATGTTTGATTTCCATAATCTTTATGATTGCAGTAAGGCTAGCTACATTGTCTTCGTTAATGACTAGAGCTACGCCCCCACTTTCTTTGATTGCTGCTAAGTTCTTATCTTGTAGCGCAGTGGTCACGCCCTTACCCGCCTTGCATTCGATACCTACGAACCTACCGTTTATACAAGCCACAAGGTCAGGCACTCCAGAGCGTCCGTATCCACCCGTTACCGGAGAGAAGTAATACGCCCCCAATTCCTTTAACTGCTTAATAACTTGAGCTTTAACTTTAGCTTCTGGAGTTTGTGCCATGACTGCCTCACATGCAAGACAATGGACGGAACGGCCCTTCTACAGTGGTGTCCCAACAGCAAACACTACCGTCTATTTTGCGCTCACACTTCATAGCTGCAAATGATGGGCTAATAAATAATGTCAGACATGATGCGATAAGTAACTTCTTCATGTAGTACTCCTAGGTTTACGCTTCGGTTTAATTGCTGTGATACCTTCTTCGGGTACAGGTTCGGGTTCTGCGTACTTGGCTTCGATCATTGCATCCGATATCTTGTACGCCATGCGGGGTATTTCTTGTGCTGAGTAGTCCCCATTAGCAAGCAACCCTTGCATAGCTAACCCCGCAAACAAGTCCCGCAAGTCTTCATCATTCATTGTTTTTCCAATTTACCTTCTAGGTATTTAATGACCGCATAATGATCGAGCAACTGTACCTTCAACTCATACAGCTCTTTCTCAAGCGCTTGGATTTTGGTGTATGGGTTATTGGGTGCTTCAAACAACGGCAACTCAAGCTGTTTAGATTCTTCCTGCACTACTTGTTTTGCTTCTTTAACTGGAGCGGGCTTAACTTGCTTCTGAGCTTTGAAACCTTTGAAGTAGTACCGACATTTCTTGCGCCCTAATACACCGGCTCTATACAACTTGCTCAGTACATTCGATACTCCTCCAGCCTCTTTACCTAACAGTTCGCCAAGCTCGTTAGGTCTGCTATAAGGGTTAGCAATTACTGCGTTGATAACCGCCTTCATTAATGCTCCGCGTGGTGTTCCCATGATGATCTGCTTCCTTGGTAAGTTGTGTCCATTCGGACGGGGTTACTTCAATATAAAAAACATCTGGTAGTGCTTGGCGTCCTACGCCTTGGATGTTGGCGTCTGTGCCTGATACTTTGAGTATTGCTATCTTGGGTGCAAGTAACTTGGGTATGTAGGCAAACCATATCTGCGTAGGGTCAGAGAACTTTATACCCGCTGTACACTGCACACTGATACCGCCATATTTGTCGGCTTTATTTATTGCTACTCGTATTTTGCTTATCTCATTCACTCTTTCTCCTAGTATGATTATTCGGATTGGTATGAGTATAAGTTCTAGTACTAATGATGTCAAACGGTATCTTCGTACAGCCAATAGGTTCTGATATCAGCCTTGTACCCAACCTCGGGGATAAAGTGCTTGTCACCCATTATGCGTAGCAACGACACCTTACTGCGGTATCCCTCGGGTAGTAGGTCAAAGTCCTCGTACACTACGGGGTCAACCTTCGGGTCTTTAACCAAGTAGTACTTACCCGCATCCTCAACCACACAGTTCAAGAGCGGACTCTTTTGTTGTTTCTCCCGCCACTCACGATAAGAATCCAAAGACTCAACAGCCCTTTTGAACGCAGGGGTAGTAAAGATAACATTCTGTTTGACTAGATTGTTAAGTTCTTCGTATATTTCCCTATGCCCCATGTTCAGTGACATAGTTACACCTGAGCCTTCACTCATCCACATCTCGTGCTGTCGGTTCGCCTCCTTCTTTGTACGCAAGCCAAGCTCATACCAACTGAATGGTTTGGCTACTTCCATAGCTATACGCACAGCCTTCTTAGGGTCTACGGTTGAGCGGGTGTGGTAGTCAGAGTTGTGAACCGAAAACTTCTCGTTCTGAATTCGTTTTGAATCTATTACATACTCGTAGTCCTTACCTCGTGTGTACGATGGGGCATACCGTAACTCAAACACAGGCTTGTCCTCATCACTTACAAACCTGCTATCAAAGAACGCTAGCCGCCCAACGTCTGTGCGTGTGTGGTGCGGTACATACTTAACCAACAGGGTATCCGCTGATACCGCAGCATGTTTAACCTGAATAACTGCAAGCACCTCACGCAGTTGGGGCAGTATGTCGTCATACTTCAAACCTTCAGTTAGTTGTATCATCGTCCTCTCCCGCCGTTTCAGTAACATCTTTAGGTGATGCGTCTATCAATGCCCACCCCTTCGTCTTAGCAATCATGCGATTAGATGCGATAGCAAGTGCCTTCATTCGCGTGTCTGCTTGTTGTGCCTCAATGATTCGGGTTGCGGCGTTCAATGCTAACTTGGCGTTATCTATATCTACTGAGTTGTTAATAGCAGATGCCATGATGCGGGCTAGTAACCCAATAACATCTTCTGTAGATTCAGGTACAGCTACCTTGTTATCACCGAACCCAAGTTTATTCGTTGGGGTAGTTGAGGACATTAAGTATGTTTCCTGTGTGGTATTTGCGTTTGCGTTCATGTTTTAGCTCCGATAAAAGTTTGGTTGATTCAGTTGTTAAGATCCATGCTTCTAACTGCTTAGGGGTTAAGTTGTGCTTCTTTGATAACAGAACTTCTAACTTCTTTTTGCGATACTCTGCGGCTTCGAGTATTGATACGGGGGTATCCATACCATAACCCTTATACCCTGTTGCTCTGACCCTACCCATTTGCTCATCCACCACTAAATACCCGATAGAGTTAGCGGAATGGGGAAAGCAGCTATAAAAAGGTTTACTCAACCCATACTTATTCCGTATCTTGATTCTAAGTTCGTCTGCAAAAGCGGCAAGTGGTCTGTATTTTCGTACATAACGACAAGCGATTTCGTTCATCCATACTTCTTTCGTTCTTGGTCTGTACTTCCATCGCCTGTTGAGCGCACCTTTTAACTTGCTACCATCGACACGCTCCGCAGTGAACAACACCTCAAACAAAGGAACGTCCCAATTCCCTTTCATATTATTCTCTCCTTAGAACATATCCAGTATGGCATCCACTTTCGCCTTAACACTCTGGCGAATCTCTTGGCTTTCCTTAACAGTATCTGCATCAATGTTCACCAATGCTCGCTCTAACTTCTGTCGTGCTTCCTCCAACTTGGGATCGTTGGT